AACTACGGACTCATATTGGTCTGCTAATTCTTGACTAGGTAAATCTGAAGGAGTGGCCCATTCCATGGTACCATTCTTTTCATTAAAATATGGAATACCTCTTAAGTCAGTAGGTTCCATCAATGCAAGACGAAGGTCAATCATATAACCAGAACGTTCTTGGGTGATACTATCTACAATCTCTGATTTACCAACACCGGGAGGTCCCCAAATAAACACAGGGCGTTTACGATTCATCGCATAATTGATTTCAGCACGAACGTCACTAGGGCGAACTACTCGTACATCTAAGTCATTTGTTGATATTTTCTGCATAACATAACCTCTCTATTTAATATACTATTATTGTAACACTAATTCTGGATTTGTCAAGTTTTTACTCATTGGCCCAGAAAATCACGTTTCAATACCTCTAATCTATCACCTGCTTGGTCTAATAAAAAATCATCTGCCATCTTGTCAAAGATATTAGCATAATTATCCCCAATTTTCGTATCCCATCCAGCAAGACATAGGTCAGCATCAACGAAATTCCAGTTGGTAGTTCCGTCTGATAACTTGTTTTCTTCTAGGTTTGCTGATTTGTTGAACGCTCGTTCTAACATTTTAAAATTTACTGACATGTATTACCCTCTTTTATTGTCTATACTTACAGTATAGCACAAGGCCACAGGTTGTCAAGTTTTTGATGTATTATAAAACGTTTTATTTTGTACCCAAAGGTCGATGTCACCATCAATCATCAGAAGTTCCACAGCGGCAACTTCTTCAAATAGAATTAGCCTTGACTTCTTTAGATAATATGGTGTATGGAGATACTTATCAAGTGTAAGTATTTGATTGCCTGTTCCTATTGCCATTTGCCTATGTTGATGCAACGTGGTGGAATTCAACTTTAGTTCTATCTTATATTTTGTGAAGTGTTTAGCAAGAATGTCTCTACCAAGTGGGGAAACTCTAAATCCTGTATCAGGACGGGCACTGATGAATACATCATTAAGAGTGATTTCTTTTCTGCCTGCTGTTTTTCCAGTTGTGTTTTTGTTAATATAATGTATTAACTCTATCTTGTTCACTTTTACAACTCTAGTTTTTCACCCTTTGTAAGAACATACACTTCAAAATCATCACATCTAAATAACTTATTCAATCGTTGTGCTAGATTTATTGCGTGTCCTGGGTTACTGAATGATACTTTCTTGTATTTTGGACCAGGGAAATTTACCAATGAGTTAAGGCTACGAAGATTTATCGCTTCTCCTTTATGAAACACGGAGTATACTGCTGTTGCTTTGAGTACTTGCTCACTACGATAAGTTTGATTATCTGTGTGTTCCAAGATTATCGTGGGTTTTGGTCTAGCCATAAGAGTATCCTAATTATTGGTTATACTCTTATTTATCATATTTTGTTAATAATAGACGTACATAATACACTTTAAACCAAGTTATTTTAGTATGTTTTTATTCATAATCAAATGGGTGGTCTCTAACTGTTAGGCCCGCATCTTCTAACGATGTAGGAGTAGAGAAGTGAAGATGGGCTTCTTCTAATGCACTATTAATGTCAAATCCAGTGTCAAAATAATCTTTCACATGTCCTGCTAATTCTATATTTTGTTGTCTACTACAATGACACATTCGTCCAAGTTCCGGCTCTTCGTGATGCTTTTGCCATGTTTCGCCCAACGGTGCTGTAAACCACGGAGCAACCTCACTGTTCAACCCTATCGTGCCAATATTACCCAAGAGATTTACATCTAATACTAGTGCGTTTTTGTGTGAATGCATTACGTCTCTTGTTATTGCTCTACGAAAATAATCCCAAGTGTCAGGATACATTGCATTAATGTGTTCTTGGTATTCTAATACACGAATATGGTCTTTAGTTAATTTAGGTACGTTAATTATATTTTTAACTGCTTGAAGTTCATTTAGCCACTTACTTTGCTTAAACCCACCTTGAAAAAATAATTGTTCATTCTCGGAATGATTAATAAAAAGTTGTCTCTCTGCAAAAGTAGAAATAAATATAACTTTTGAATATTTACTTAAATCTTGTTCACAGAATTTTTGGTAACTATAAGCAATGGAAGATGCTGATTTACAAAAGTTCTCTACTTCTTCATTATATAATTCGCCCAATATAGTTGGCCAGCCCTTTGAAAAATGACCATCATTAGTAAGTTCTTCACCATAACTGTCTCCGAATACACCAATCATTATTCAAATGTTCCGCCATCAAACACTTTGGTTCCTACACTCTCTATCTTTTTGAGTTCGAGTAGTAGTAAAGCAATATCATTTTGAATATCGAGTGCTTCCTTCATAGGTAGAGTTACCTTATTATCACCTCTAAGATTTGCACGTTTGATTGTTGCTAGTAAATCTTTTAAACTTTTATAGTCCATCTCGTTTGTTCGCCAATAATGTTTCAGTTTGCATTTCAGATTTCGTCTTAAATGGTCCTACGAAATCACATGTATTTAGTGTGTCTAGTTTGCCACCATAAAACCATCGCCAATCACTAGGAAATCTCACTGCGTAATATCCAGCGGCGTATCGTACTTTGCTTGTTTCACTCTTGGTATAAGTTGGTATCTGTTTATCTTTCAACTCTATAGTTTCAGCATTATATACTACATGTTTAGAGGCGTAACCATCGATTTCTTCTGACGAAGTATTCCAGCCACCACGAGGTCCAACTTTGTTTTCATCAACAATTTTTACAGGACGTTCTTTTGGGTGTAGTATCTTTTCACCAAAATGAGATGTAAGTTCAGATAACGACATATGCTCATTTAGTATGGCATCAGACAAATCTGATTGTTTTATATTCAATTCAAAATCATTAGACGAACAACATCGTATTGTCCCTATTTTGACTCCTGAATTCTCCATAATCCAAAACTTATCTTTAACTATTTCTTTAGTGTATATCATTTAAATCTTTTCAGTATTTTCCAAGTTTCTTTCCAATTCTTTACGTTATGGCATTCAGTATATCTATATGGTCCATATTCAATAACTTGAGCAATACCATAATCATTGCCACCCGGCTGTATGTTATCACCAAAGAATATCAGACTATCTTGAAATGTAAAGTCTTTTAGTATCTGTGCCTTATCTTTGCCTATTTCTATTATATCTAATCCAGTCTCGCCTGCTACCTGTGATACAATATTAAATTTCTTAGAAAACTTCTCGTTAAATTCATCAGAAATCGTTTGTCTTTCTTTAGTTAGTGTATCAAACTCTACATATTTGTTTCGTTGAACTCTGTTAGCATTTCTACCAACAACACTAAAGTTTAATAATCCTGGTCTCGATTCAAAATGATTTCCAGTAGCAATATCAAAATCAGTACTAATCATTTTCTTTACTAAGAACTTATGTGAAACTTCGGGTAGTTCAAGGTTCTTTGTGCTGTATACAGAAACGCCATTCTTGTATTTTGTATTACCAGATGAATTATATACACATTCTACCTGTTTAAAGATTTCTTCGCCTACCTGTTCTTCTGTTTTGCTTCTGTCACTTCCTGTAACTAAGTATACATTATTCCATCTAGCAAACTCTAAGAACCATTGGCGAAAGTCTTCGTCAATTCTTGCTCTACTTGGAGTGAGTGTCCCATCTACGTCAAAGATATAATTCATTAAGACGGATACGGATTGTTAAGTATGGATGCCAGTTCATCAGGTGCTTTTGCGAGATTCTGCAAGTCATGTATACCACAGAATTTTAGAAACTGCATACCAACACCAGTTTTACTTTTTGGTATACTATTTTCTGCAATAGTTTCTATGAACTTTACTTTTAAGTCTATTGGTTGTGCAGTTAAGTCAACTAGTTTTACGTTGCGTTCATAATCATCACGTACTGTATGCTCTACGCCATTGTGGTCAGTCCATCGTTGTAGCATAAAGTTATTCCAATTGAAACCACCAGTTTCTCTATCTGCATATGCTTCCATCATACCTATTTTGTTCTTGGTACCTTTCTTACGACAACCAGGATATGCACTAAAGATATTATCTGATGTATCACCACGGACACACTTCTCAAACAATGCCCATTCTGGGTCTACCTTCTCTTTAATCTCACCAGTCTTCTTCTCTTTTAAAGGTGTCATATTCTTGTCGTCTTTAAAGAAACCATCTTTGGTAATGATACGATTCTGTACACCATCATACATGGTTACGTTGTCTGTGATTAATTGAAAGTAATCACTATCGCTTGATACGATAATATGATTATCATTTGGATGTGCCGCAATAAACAAAGCAATCATATCATCTGCTTCTGCTTCTGGATTTCGTAACATTGTTACGTTAGTCTTTTCACCAAGAAACGTAATCATATCATCATATGATTGAAACATGATTTGGTCTTCTTCTTGTTCTCTGACACTCTTTGCCATTCGGGCAACTTGTCTATTCTTCTTATAAGGTTCATAGAAGTCTTTACGCCAACTGCGACCTTCTAGGCAGAACACGGCATGGTCTGCATTGAATTTATTATAACATAGTTTAACACTACTAAGCATAATATGATATGCCATACCAATTTTCATATCAATATTAGCACCACGCATTGCTACATGCTTTGCACGATGATACATATTAAATGAATCAACTAAGATGAATGTACTCATGTATTCCTCACTTTTGATAATGTTAATACTATTATAACACAATTAGTGCTTTTGGTCAAGTTTTAATAGTATTCGGAAGTATCTTTGTCAGTTTTAATCTTACTGATGATTAGGCCATCTTTGCTATCAGACTGTACACTTCTTCTGATACCTTCTTCATCTTCTAAATCATTTAGAACAATGTTCTTGCATAAGTCACTGAACCAACTATCAACAATTTGGTCTTGTTCTAGTCCATCGTAGCCAGCCTTTGCTAGATACTCTACAAAATTATCATTGAAATCTAACTCAAAGAACCCTTGTCCTGGTGAGTTTTCGTCTAGTTCCATTCCAACAACTCGAATATACTCTTCACCTTTGTGATTTGCCATATTCTTATCGTATTCGTGCTGGTCTATATGACCATACTTGAGATTAATCTCTTCAAGTGCAATGGCTTGTTCTTTTGCATCTTCGATTTTTCTTGCAATCGCTCTTTCTTTTTCTTCTGGCGTACCAAACCAAGAAGTTGGATTTAGTGTTTTACTCATAATTTCTCCTTTTCATATAGTTACCATCCGATCTTTTCCCAAGGGACATTCTTATTACCAAAGTGTCCGTAGGTACAGTTCTTACTGTATTCATAAAAATTAAACAAATCAAACCTATCAATAATTCCTTTAGGACTTAGGTCAATATTTTCTTTAATGAACTTTTCAATACTCTTACTGTAGCCATTTGATTCAACATAGATACTAGTAGGTTGCTTAACACCAATAGCATATGATAACTGGATATTACACCAATCTGCCATCTCGTCTGCTACTACATTCTTAGCCAACCAACGTGCCATATAAGCGGCACTTCTATCTACTTTAGTCGGATCCTTTCCACTAAATGCACCGCCGCCGTGAGGAGCAAAGCCACCATAAGTGTCCACGATGATTTTTCGCCCAGTAAGTCCAGTGTCCCCATCAGGTCCACCAATAACAAAATTACCAGTAGGGTTAAGATGAAATACAGTGTTGTCATCGATTAAATCTCCTAATACTTCAAATGCTGCCGTTTTAGCAAGGTTTCTTGCTGATTCGATATTACCATCTTCAGTGTGTTGAGTACTTACAACAACTTGGTCAACACGAGTTGGTTTACCGCCCATGTACTGCATACTAATTTGTGATTTAGCATCTGGACCTAATACTCCAGGAACAGAATAGTTAATTACTTTTAGATGTTTTAATACTTCATGTGCATAATAAATCGGTGCTGGTAAGTAAGCATCATTATCATTACAAGCATAACCAAACATTAGTCCTTGGTCGCCTGCACCAAAATCATCAGTACCTAATCCAATATCACCACTTTGTGCATGAATTTCGTTATAGACTCGTAACTTTTCCCAATGAAATCCATCTTGTTCATAACCAATTTCTTTAACTTTTCTACGAATGATGTCATCTACTTCATCTTTTGATACATTAAAGTTCTTTACTTCACCTGCAACAGTAACCATGTTAGTAGTTACAAGGGTTTCAATAGCAACACGAGATGTTTCATCGCCTGCTTTAAGTCCTGCGTCAACTAGTGCATCACTAATCTGGTCAGAAACTTTGTCTGGGTGTCCATCACTGACACTTTCGCTTGTAAAAATATAGTTATTCATTTAAATCCTTATTTACTGTTCTTGTAATATTGAGTAAACATCATAGCCGGCGTTACGTAACTTATCACCACCGCCTAAAAACTCAAGTTCCATTATACTTAATATACATGAAACATTAGCGTTACTTCTCTCTATCAATTTAATGGCAGCCTCAAGTGTTCCACCTGTTGCTATTACATCGTCTATGATTAATACTTGGTCATCTTTTTCTATTGCATCTACTTGTAAGTGTAATTCGTCAGTTCCGTATTCTAGTTCATATTCAGTAAAGATTGTTTCACCTGGTAGTTTACCTTTCTTTCTAGCCATTGAAAATGGTATACCAGTTTGTGTACTCAATGCACCAGCCATTGGAAATCCACGAGCATCTAATCCAACGATTTTGTCGAATTTTACTTTACCTTTTGCCAAAAGATAATCGTTAAACAACGACATCACATTTTTTAATCCTTGCGGTGCATTGAATATACTTGCCATGTCTTGATAGAGAACACCAGGCCTAGGATGGTCTGGTATTACTCTAATCAAATTTTGTATAGTCTTTGGAGTTGGTTTTATAATAGTCACAAGTGGTCTGCTAACTCTTCTTCTAATTTAAGAATTTCTTCTTTTAGATGTAGTTTTTTCAACTTCAATTTAGAAACAACACCATCTTCTGTACGCATTTTAAATGCAGTAACTATGCCATTGTCTAAATCTCTATGTTGTTTTTTTAAGTAGATGAGACGTGTACGTTTTTTCTCGTCTACGTTTGGTCGTATCGGTGTAGTCATAACTCTTCTCCTATATAAGACCTCTCTTAGATGTATTTATATTATTAGTTACCCGCTTTTGCTGGTAAAATATACTCATACATACCCAGTCCACTATCAACTGAAATCATCATAGCACCTTGGTCAGAAAGTTTCATATTCATAGTACTTGTGTCGCTTAGTCTAAGAATAGTAAGAACTGTTGACAATGGAAAACTCCAACCAGTCTTTAGTTCACCCTCTACGTTAGCCGCAAATGGAAGTTCTACTTTATCTGTTGAACTATCACCAATGTAGAATACTAAGTTACCATCAACTGTTCTTGCAGTGAGTAGTGGGTCAAATGAACCTAGAATACCTGCAAAATATTGCAAATCTTTGATTGCTTTTTGTGTTGGCATAATTTCTACATTCCATGCCGCACCACGAAAACTCGCTGTTTTAATTTGTGCATCTACTAGTTCTGATACGATTACTCTGTACGAACTATCAAACCCACCTGCCATTGAAAAGTTTAGTTCAGTAGTAACATCTTCACCATTGCGTGTTTCTGTTCCTACTTTAACATCTGCGTCAATTGAATTTCCTTCTTTGTCTTCACCAGAATAACTAAGTAGTCCGTTTAGCACACCTAGTCTGCCAAGACCGAACTTTCCTGTGAATTCTGTAACTGGTGAGTGTAATTTACCACGTAATACAACAGTACGGTCATCGTCCATTGCATCAATTGTAGTAATCTCTCCCTCAGTTGTCACTTTAGCCGCTTGGATGATTCCTAGCGAATGTGTATGTTTTACAATATCTTTTAAAATGTCACGCATGTTTACTTCTCCTGATTGTTTCATTAATTATAACATATTTTTGGTTCACTTGTCAACCTATAAATCGAACAGATTATCAAATGTTTCAGATGCGTTTGCATCACTCATATCCCAATTAAGAACTCCAATTAGATTTTCTAACTTCTTATCAACAATAGTCTGTTCCATCAACTCGTGGTCAAATGGCAAATCCTGAAACCATTGGGGTATTTTTGTTGCGTCAACTGGATATGCAACACTTTTCAGTTTGAATGTATTTGGCTTTAGTTTACATATGATACACTTCATGCCATCTACAATTTCTACTGCGTATCTATCTTGGTTAAGTTCTCGTAACATATTCCAGTTTAGAGCGGCAGATACGTGTCCAGGTAAATGAACTTTATCTTTTTTAGTTTTATCACCACCAGTATTCAAATCTCTTGCCATTGCCTTCTTAGCGGCATTCACACGATTCTTATATGATGTCAAGTTGTTCACACGAGATTGAGAACCTTTCTCCCAGCCCGGTCTTGCTCTAAATTCTTTCTTAAACTCTTTAACCATACCAATAACTGTATCTTCTGTACCATCGGTCAATACTGTGAGCAACACTTCACTTAAGAAGTTTTGCATATATTTTGGTGTATCAGAACGTTTAAGGTCTAACCCCATTGCTTTAATCTTACCAGGAGAACCGTCGATATCTCTGCGTTCTCCATCATCATCATAGATGAGCATAGCATATCGTTTCTTTTTAATAAAGATACCTTGTGTTGCACAATTCTCACGACCAGCAACAATAATCTCACCTTCTTGTCTAGGAACATTAAAGAATGTTTTCATAAACTCTGGAAAACTTTCGTTGACTTGGTCAGCAACTTCGTCATATAGTTGTAAGACTTTATCTTTGTTCCATTCGATTGTACCATCATCAATCTCTTGCTTGTAAACAGGATACATTGAATAGTAAATGGAATCTGTGTCGCCATAGATAACTGATGCACCTTGATAATCGTAGTGACCTGTAATAACTTCATTACACTTTGCACCCATGTGTCTTGTGATACAACGACCAGTTAGAGTTGTACTCTGACCGATACGTTTATCGTAAAACCGACACCCTTGGTTTAATAACGCACCATACAATGAGTTCAAGTTAATCTTCTTAACTAACTGTCGCTTATCCCAGTAAGCAATCTGGTCTTTATCACCATCTGCGATAGCCTTCTTCTTACTGCTTTGCATTACTTGTCGTTCTGCATACCAACGTTCTAGTAAACTTGGAATAATACCTTGAACATCTTGTTTGAATATAGTACCGTTTGCAGTGATAGTCCAATTTAATCCACTGTTGAATATCAAATCATATGCTTCTGCACCAGATACTGTTTGTGTGGTCTTAAGTTCGTCAAATGGATTATCTTCTAAGACTAGAGTAACTCTACTTGCTTTATCTTTCTCATTCATTACACGAAATTCTTCTGAACTAAACGTTTCATCCCATGCTTGAGAAGAACCATATGTCTTAGCACCAGTTTTTCTACCTTCTGATATTCTACCACTAATTAGTTTGTCAGTCAAGTCTGGTCGAAGTTGTCCAGCAATAGTTTCTGGAGACATATTCATCGCACGAATAACAGATGGATAAAGAGAGTTGATATCAATACCTGCTACCCACTTTTGTAGTCCTGCTTTAGGTTTTGCCACAAAAGCGCCGGCAGCCTTTTGCATTTCTAGGTCATGTAAGTCTTCGTCACTTAAATCAACGGTATCATCATCTGACCAAACTCGCCTCTTCCTATCGGGAACAACCATACCACGCCTATGTGCTTCGTTGATAATTGCTTGTTCTGTCACAGCAACAGCGCCCATTGTTGTTTTAATGTTCACTGTATTATCGTGTGCAATCTCATTTGCCAGTTCGATAAATCTCAGTTTCTTATCAATCTTATCAAGTAATGCGGTATCTTGTCTGTTGTATGCCACGAACTTGAAGAAATCATTGTTGTATAATTGGTCTAATGTACCTTCGTATGCTACTTTTCGTTCACCAACTTCGTGTTCGCCAATAGTATCAAGTGCATAAGAATGCATCTCATGGTATGTATACTTACGATATAATTCTAAATAGTCTAAGTGAATTCTTCCGAACAAGTCAAACGTTTCTTGTTCTTTACCATACTTCATTACTTTTCTTTTTTGAGGATATAAGTCCCATAGACACATCTTGCGTGTGTGCGACTTACTTAATACTCTAGTAATTCGATTAACAGTATACGGAATATCATAACCTTCAGAGTTCCAACCAGTTAACACATCTGCATCTTCAATGACATCCATGAAATCATTAAGCATATCTGCTTCACTTAGGTATAGTTCTGTATTAGGAAATTGGTCACAAATACGTTGTGCTTCTATTAGACCTTCGCCTTCTCGCATAGACTTTGGCGGAATAACTAAAGTTACCAATAAGTCAAGCCATTGTAAATGAACTGATATGGCTGTGATAGGCATGAACGGGTCACTTGGGTCAGCAAAACCTTTGGTCGCATCGAAGTCAGTTTCAATATCGAAGAACGCAATATTTAGAGTTGGTGAATCAAGACCATTATAGTTCTCACTCAAACATTTAACTTCTGGCTTCATATCACTTTCGTAAAATGCTTTACCAGTGTTTATCTTTCGTTCTTTGTGAAGGTCTTTGAGACGTTTACATTTGATTTGACGAACTTTGTCGCCGTGAATACTTAGATGGTCACCGCGTGGGTCTTTCACATAGAAAGTACGCCACGCTGGATAATCATTATAAACTCGTTTACCTTTGATTCGTTCTACAACTTGAACAATATCTTTGTCTTTGTTGTAGAAAGCATCTACATAACTCAAAGAGTGCGACCTACTGTCTCTAAGATAGTTTCCATATCTTCGAAGTCTGCACGAGTTTCTACTAGTTTGGCTTTGTGAGCCACCGAGATTGCTTTGTTCAGAACTGATGGTTTTACATCGATTTCTTCAGCAATTGCTCGTACAGTATCACGTAAACCACCTTTAAGGTCTTCGCATTCCTGTAGAACTAGACAACCCTCAGTCACTAGTTGAATGAGTTTTGCTTTTTCTTCTTCATTAATTGCATCAATTGACATATAAATCTCCTAATAAGTTAGACAATAAAAAAGAGTGCTTTTACACACTCTTTATATAATAACATAGGTGACCCTTAAAGTCAATAGATTATTTGATTAAAACTTAACTGAGGCTTTGAATCTAGGTGCCGATTTCGCAGGTGGATGATGGGATCCTGGCTTCTGGCCATGAGGACCTGACACTTTAATCTTTGGTGCTGGTCGTATACTAATCTCTTCAATCTCTTCTGCATCTTTCATTGCTTTTTCTACCATATCATCTGCATACTGCTTAGATGCTGATAATGGATTACCAAATCCAGAATTAGCCGCACCTTTGGCAATTGGATTACCAATCTTTTTAATTAATCCTACAGCGCCTTTTGCCGCTTTACCGACTAAGTTTCCACCTTTTTGTAATGCACTTTTACCTGCTGGTGGCTTAACGCCTGCACCAGGTTTAATTTGAGTTGCCTTTGAACCAGCCCCATTTCCTCTGCCAACGCCTGCTGGCTTTACTGTGCTTTGTGCTGGCTTAACACTAGGTTTAACTCCTGCAGTTGTTTTTGGAGCAACTACTTTCTTCGTCATATTTTTAATCATTTTACCACGTGGAGAGTTTGGACCATGCATCTTTCCATTTTTATCTTTAATACCATCAGCGCCTGTATAAGGTGATATTTCATCTAAGTTTTCTTCTGCCATACCGGTAATTTTCGCTACGCCAGCCGCTTTCTGTGTTACTGTCTTGTCTTTATCTTTCATAGTGTTTGCAACTGCTCTTGTTTTCAATGCTGTTGAAACTGGCTTGGCAACAGCCGCTTTCGCAACACTCCCAGCCGCTCTCGCAACACCACCTGCAACTGCTCTGCCGACAGCACCGAGCGCCAAACCGACTAATGGTAAAATCTCATCTAACTGTTTGCCTTCTTTAAGACCTTCTTTAAGTTTGCTAAATGCAAAATCTGACATCTTAAGCATACCTGCTTTAGTTCTTAACATATTATCAATTTTTACTTGAGTTTCAGGCTTGACCGCATCATATACTTGTGAAACTGCTGATGCTGTGTACAAATCTACTCTCATCTTGCCATCATCAAAAGCAACTTTCATGTTTTGTTTGTCTGCTACAATTTTCTTTATTGTGTCAATTTGTTTACCTGGACCAGGAGTTTTTCCTTTCATGTCCATAACTTTTAGAAATTCATCTCTAGCCGCAACTGCTTCTGCTTCATCATCGCCTTCTTCTGCGTTTAATTGTTCAGCATCTCTTTTTGCTTTTCTATCAGACATCAAAGCACCTGCTATGCCGCCTATCGCCAATGCTGGTAAAAATTCATCTGTGCGTTCTTCATTTCTTGCAAGGTCTTCATCTGATGGATGCGAACTTGTAATTTCTATTTTACTAGGGTCAAATTCATCTGGACCAATGCCGTAATATTCGTCTAACAAATCACCAATCTGGTCTTCTATAGTTGACTTAGGATTAACAATTATGTTTCCGCCAATGTCATCATAGTTAAAATATAATTCTTCTTCATCGCCTTCTTTAACTGCTTTCTTATCTTTGGCTTTCCATTTTGCTTCTAATTCTTCTATGTCTTTATAATAATCTTTATCCCATTCGTAACCATCTGCTTCTAATCTTTCCCAGTGTTCTGGGTCAGAAGTAGTCGTACCAGAATAAGAACCACCGTCTTGTTTTCTGTACTTTCTCATTCCAGCCGCTAGTTCATCTTTTTTCATTTTAGCAACCATATCATCTCTGCCCCAAAATGAACCTTCTTTTACGTTTTTCATTCTAGCATCTAGTTGAATATCATCATAACCCTGTGCTTTGTATTTGTCATACAATGAAACAGCATCTTCGTAGTTCAACCAGTGGTCATTAACTTCAGTACCACCAACCCAAACAGTATATTCCATTTCAGAATCATCTACGGTTTGGTCATATTCTTCTTGAGACATATCGCCTTCGTAATCATCAAAATCAGATTCAGATTCTAAACGTTTTGTTGATAAAGGTGTAGTTCTTTCTTCTGCTTCACAATCTTTTTTCCACTGTGCGTACTTGTCATATTCTTCACCAGACATCTTACTAATATCATCTTTTGTTGCTATGTCACAAGGACCTTCAGTAATTACTTCTTCTGCAACATGCTCTACATCAGCCAAATGTGCTGAAATACCTGCTGTTGATTTCATTCCCCAATGTTCAGCCGCATTCTTTGCCGCATCATAAGATGATACTGCATTAGTTTCATGTTTGCCTTTTTTGGTGTGAACGCAAATGTAAGGACGTTCTTTTTGTTCTGTAAGTTGTGTCAGTTTCATAAGCCTTCTACCTTTTAATCATTAGTGATTTAACGGGAGTATTGTATGATAAGTTGCCTACCTCGGCACTATATCCCATCTTAGTTTTCTTCTTTTTCTTTGGTTTCTTAGATGCATATATACTTGCCTTTGGGTCACCACCGCCTAAACCACCATTTGTGGTTGCGATACCGCCAGCACTTGTCATTTCACCTATAACTTCATATATTTTCATAATAGTATTTATCTACTTTCTTCTAAAAGTTTTCTTAGGCAATCCGTCTTTACTGACTACATTACCAAACTTAGCCGCTTGTTTCTTAATCTCATTAGGACCTACATCAACTGTAGTATTAATGCCAGGAACAATTTTACCTACGCCACCAGTTTCGTTAGTTTGTTTTCTTTTCAAAAGATTGATTTCTTTTTGTAAGGTATCAACTTTTTTTCTTAAATTCTTCATTTCAAGTTCGTGCGATAAATCAGCAACACCACTATCTTTGTCATTATCCTCAACATCTGCTAATAGAGCCGAAAGAATATTATCTGCTTGAGGATATTTTGCTTTCAACATCATCATTGCTCTTGCAGTTTTAGGGTCAAAGGCTTTTAATAAAGGTTCTGTCTTTTCTTGTTTTTCTTTAACCTCTTCTTCAAAGCGTATATTTAATTCATTTAATTTGAATTCTTCTATCTTACTTTCACCAATTATATCAAGTATAGATTCTTTTTTGATACCTCGTGACTTTGGACCACCTTTTTTACGAGTTGCTTGTAGTTCTGCTTTTGTATCAACGATTGCTTTCATCATTGTTTGCATAACATCTCTATCTAATAGACTTTGTATTTGCTCAAAGTCGCCTCGTTCTGCCATCTTAGTAAGTTCTGCTAGTTTGCGAACTACACTGTCTTCTATTTGATTAAGCATAAGTCTGCCATATCCTTGAATATGAACTTCAGGATTGTTTGGGTCTTCTTTGTTGAATTTATGTATAATGGATTCTTCTTTTAATTTTTCTTCACTAACCTCATCACCTTCCATGTAATGTTTTACACTTGAGATATAATCAGCCGCTTTAGTAATCTTTGCTTGAACCCAACCTTGTAATCCTTCTTCTTCAGAAACATCATTAAGCATGTGTTCTAGTTCTAAAGAATACTTTGCTAGTCTCTGAACATCTTTTCTAGCCATACTTACTTCGTGGTCTGGTGCTTCGTTTACATCTTCTTCAATCTTGCCAGTGCCACTACATTCGTCACACCCTCTTTCATCTTCGTCACTATCAACTCTTTCCCAACCTGTGCCGTTACAAGCAGGACAATCTTCTTCTGATTCATTAGCACTCTCTACTTCAAACTCTCTGTTAGATGTTTTAAAATCTTTCTTACGCATTACAGTCTTTACAATCAAGTCTAACTCATCGTTCTCTCTGTCCCATCTTAATGCAAATGGCATATTGATATCAGTTGCTAAATCTTTCATTACTGCTTCAGCATCAGGACCCATCTGTGCGATTGGTTTGCCCCAACGTTTGTATTCTTGTTTGAATAGACGAGTAAGTTCACTGCCAGTGATTTGCTCACCGTTACGTTCATCATTAACTCTGTCTAAGAAATGACGAGTGAACTCAATATCAATACCAACTTTGCCAAATATTCTATCAGCAAATGTTTCTAACGCTTCTAAGTCAGATGATGTAATTTTTTTGTCTAATTCGTCTAATCTCATTATAGTTCGCCCTTTGAATATTCTTGAATATCTGGTGGTATGCCCATGCCTTGAATTGTGTTGTTACGAGTAAATGCTGTGAATATATTTTTCTGGTCTTCTGGAGATAGATTCTTTTTAATTACTTTCACTAATGTTTCGTAACTATCTAAATCATCGCCGTTATCAAGTCCTAAGTTCTTTGCTATGTCATCTGCTGTCTTCCATGGACCATCAATAATCTTATTGTTATTCTTCTTAGTATATCCATTGCCACTTTTTGCTGGAACTGGTCTACGTAAAACTCTTACTAGTCCATCTCTAGGACTAAACATAAATCTTTTTGATTGAAGTGGTCTGCCATCGTCAATAGTTTCTTCACTGTTTTCAACTTTGTAATCGCCAGCAATAGAGGCAATCATTAAGTTACGATACACACCTTTATACTGACTATCTTTTTCATGTGGTGAATGATAATATGTCTTTAACCAATCTGGGTCACCTGGCATAAAATCTACTTGAACATATCCAGTACGTGGTCTGCCATCATCTTTGTTTTCATCAAAGTCCATGATTTTAACCTTAGTCATAATCACACTTGACTTTGCAATGTCCATTATTTGACTGCTTTTTTTAAGTCTTTCTACGAATTCTGGTATCTTATCAGCATCAATCTTCAATGCAACATCAATGTCGCCACTGAATTCTCTTTTACCGACACTACCTAATGCATTGTTTCTTAAATCTATACCTAATTCTTTCTCTAATGGAATGAGTGTTGGATTGATTTCATCAATGTGGATAGCACCAACTCCAGGCATAGAACCACCTTCAGATAATATTTCTGGCTGTGTATTTTTAGATTGTGTTAATTCAAATAGGTTCATTATTTCATCTTCTGCTTATCTATAAGTATGCTTAATGCTT